GAGCATTCAGGATCTCTATCTCTTCTGAGCCGAGTTTAGCACCTTGAGCGAGTTGTTTGTATTGATTGCTGATTGCTTTGAATGCTTTTTCTGATCTAATACTTTCGCGGTTTAAACGTTTCATTTCTGCTTGAGCAGATTTAGTATTATCAACGACAGCTTTTACGGATACACCGTACTTATCCGTCATTGTTTTAGCAAGACGATCCATGTCAGAGTTTGTACCATCAGCAGCGTCACCCATGCCGAGCATGGTTAGACTCATTGTTTTAGCACCTTTAACAGCACCATCGACATTCATCTTGACAGTATAAACTAGGGTTTTTAATTGATCAGCCATTATCGCAATACCTCTTTTAGATCACTAATTGATTGTACAACGCTAACAGTAGATTTGCGATACTTTATAATTGGTTTGTCTTTGTTCGCGTCAATAGAAAAGAAAGCAGCCCACCATTCTAACTCTGATTCGGGCCACTCTTCTATTTCAAATACGGGTCTTAATGTTTTCATTGCAATCTGTTTTACAAGAAGTAATACGGGACTGCTTAATATTTCTTTTTTTTTGCTTTCAAGCCTGGTGCCGGTGGATTTATTTCACCAAACGATTTTGCTAATATTGAGTAAATATCATCAAACATATCATCAAACAATTTATCTACTGCATCATCGTCTGAACCATCCACAGGTGCAGGGTAAAGCAAGACACCATCTTCACCGCAAAGTACTGTAACTAAGCTAGACGCAAACAACCTCTGATTCTTAATCGAATCTATAAGTTCTTTTGAAAGCTCTTTATCATACAGTTGAAAACGTCTGTTACTTGCTGCAACGTTCATTCTCTTTATGATGTAGATTAGCGGCTTTTGTTTAGCATCTTCATCCTGTATTTCAATCCTTAATTCCTTCATAAATTACCTTATGCGGTAGCTGGATCTGTGAAGTCAACTATTGAGTTTTGTTTACCAGGTACAGTGAACATCATAAACTCTTCACCGCTAGGATCATCAATTTCATAACCGAGTGACTTGAATAAGAATGTACCAATTGTGCCGGTACCTGCAGCATCGGCATCAGGTTTGTCGGGAAACTCTACTTTTATTAGCATTTCTTTTTCAGCTTTACATGCAGTTATAAACGCTTTTTGCTCAGTAGAAGAACTAAACAGTTGACCTTTTACCGATTTATCTGGCGCATCACGCAGACCAGAACCGTACTTAACTTGTCGATCAGCTAAAGTAGTTTTTGCTTTTGCTTCACTAGTTATACCTAACGCACCAACAGATATAACCCCTGGGATCGGTGTGTAATCTGGCGTTTCTAGATCTAGGCTATAGCTAACGATTGTACCAGCGGCTAATATTGCTTCAAGTGACATGATTTATACCTCGTATGTTTTAATGTTAACAGTGGTCGATCTAAAGGGTTGATCTTTCACTTTTGTACCAATGCTACCAACTGTAACAAATATACGCTGGTAATCACTATTAGATGAATTATGTAACGTTTCTAGCTGATTTACAAGCATTTCAATATCAGCGTCATCTACTGTTACTATTTTCAATTCCCACCTATCTGACTTACCTGTTTTACTACCGTCTAACAGCGTAGTGAAATTATGATTCAAATGCTTGTAACTGACTGCAGGTAATGTTGCATTTTCAGGCACATTATCTAAGTAAGCATTAACAGGTCTTAACGCTAACAAAAGTCTTTGTAAAGCTATTAATTTCACGGTTAACCAACCTTATTTAATTGTTCAATAATTATGTCAGTAATACTTGCTGCATTTGATGACCACGCATTGTCTAAGAATGGTTTAGGTGAAATACCAGGGTGCATCGGTTCTCTGTCTTGACCTTTTGAATCCCTAGCTCTTGACCTAAATGTTTCTCGCGTAGCGGTCCTAGAACCAGATGATAGTGAGTGTTTCTGTACACCACCCTGTAGCCAGAAAGCGACCAATGGTGAGGGTTTATATTGGTTAGCAATATTAACGCCAGGCATGTTAGTAAATACACCTACACTACCAGCCGGTTGACCGTCTTTGCCAATTACTGCAGTAGAAGAAATTAGATTTATTAATTTGTCGTTTGAATAGTTCATAGTCAACATAGACCGAGCGTTAGACTTAGCTGCAACTTCAACTTGAGCCATTGATTGCTTTATTGCCAACCTACCAAGTTCAGCAACATCATTCTCAAACGCATTTAGTTGTGAGTTTATTTCTTCCATGCCTTGAATTGTTATGCTTACAGCCATTAGAACTCCCTACTACCGGTTATGATCATGTCTTTTTCTTTGTCATCCGGTTTAACCATATCCACATTGTAGGTACCATCTTTCCACTCAAACAAATTGTTTTGACTGACTCTTTTATCAAAATTACACAACACGCTAATGTATTCACTAGTTATTGCAAATCCAGCTTTTATGATCTCAGTACCACTAATTATTTGAACATTACATCTTAGCTTAAATACTTTTTCAGGTGGTTTTTGTTTACCAAACTGATCTAACTCTTTTGGTATAGCTAGAATATAAGCGACATGTCTTTTTCTACCTGCTTGCATTAGTTTAATATCCTCAGTGCATTAAACATAACAGTTGTCATTTTAACGTCCACATGACTCTCTCTTACGTTATAAAGATCAGCGACAATAATCTTACAAGCATGTTTTACTATCTCAGGTGGTGTCACGTAGCCAGCAATATAAGTCACTATAACAGGATCAGCATCCTTGGGTATTTTACTGATAGTCATTCGCTCAGAAAAGCTGTTAAAAGAGTGAGTGATAACAGTTTCACCTGATAATACTGTTTCAATACTTTGAATTGGGTTGTAAGGCAAGAAGAAACTTGAAGCCACTGGATCGACTTGTATTTTTATTCTGCAACTACTGTAAAGACGTTTTGTATATTTCTCTGCAATATCACTAGCAGCTAAAATTAATGACTCAATATAACTATCATCATCGTAAAAATCGACAATGTTTAGATGGTCTTTTGCTTCATCAACTGTTATGACGGTAAGCGGGTTTATCCTATCTACTATTTTACTAAACATTGTAAATCTTCCAATAAAAAAGGGGCAACTGTTTTACCAGTACCCCTTATAATTAACTAATAAACTTATTACGCAGGGCCAGCGGTAGTCGCAGCACCTATGATAATAGCATCATTTTTACCAACGATCTCGTAAAATTCTTTGTCGATTTTCATTACTGTACAACCATCTACAGAATAAGGATCTGGTAAGAACTTATCAATGGCACCTGGTGACATAAAGAATGCTTCATTGATTTTACCAAAAATCAAAAATGGTGCATTGGCAACCGTATAATTAGGCATGTCATCATCAAGTACAATTGGATACCCAAGTAAAGATAATGTCTCACCCATATAACCTGCAGCAAAGATAGGACGGTCATCAGCATCACGAACCTTCATAATACGGTTCATAAACTTACGATTAAACTCCCACTTAGCGCCATTAAGATACTTACTTGGTAACGCTGTTGTGAAGTCAATCAACCAATCAACTAACTCTTTGTCTGTTGCTGGTACATCACCTGAAACACCAGTACCAATGACAGGGTAAAAGTCTAGATCACGCGAACCGTTACCAAACGTAGGTTTAAATGATTCACCCGTACCGTTTGTAATGTTAATACGATTACTAGAAAGTATTCCTCGCATGGCCTTTGAACTACCATCACCAAACAATATTTGTAAACCAATGTAACGGCCCATTTCTTCGTCAAGTAATCGCATTAACTGACCATACAAGTCTAAGTCACTACCCATCATTGCTTCATCTGTAATACGTGGTTTAGCATTAAGTTTGGCAATGTGATTTAACACTTCACCATACGCTTGAACATCAGTTTCGGCAATATCTGTTCCAGCGACACTTTCCAACCCTTTTTGCACAGAAGGAAATGAAATTAACACTTCTTCACGCAATACTCGCGGCATATTACGTACACCAACTTGACCTACAATTGGGTAAGACTCACGCGCACGTTCTATGATTGCAGCCGATAAAACTTCATCAACTGATTCCAAGCCGAAACTAGTTTCAGTCAAGTTTAGTGCATTTTTAACACCATCAACCATGTGGATTCTAAATTCTTCAACAGATTTAGTTTTATCGATAGTACCATTACGCATGAACGAACCAAGTGACTTTTGAATAGCAACATCCATATCACCTTTGGTCAACTTCGTACCAGGAATACGTTGTGACTTAATCTTTAAATTAAGATCAGCAACAACATTCTTCATTTCATCCATAGCTTCAGCATGAGTAGTAGCTTGCGTAGCAAACTGTGTGGCAATTTCTTCACCTTTGGTTTCAGCATCGGTTTGTTTGGCAAGTAGTAAGGTGTATTTTGCTTGCGTAGCATCAAGGTTTTCTTGTGCTTTTAGTAGCAAGGCTTTTAATTCTTCGTCCATGATGGACTCCTATTAAATAAAGTTAAGTTATGATTTCGAATCATCGTTATCCCAACAATGTTTAATAGTGTCCCACTATTATTTGAACAAAGTATATCTTTGTAATTCAGCTAGGTCAAATTTTGCTTTTTCAGTTTTAGGTTTGTAAGCACTGCAAATAGCCATTGCCTGTTTTCTACTCATACCACCATCACGCAATAATCTTTCTATTTCACGTACAGACGGTAATATACCTTCTGCCATTTGTGACTTTATAGAAACCATAACGGAATCTTCGTTACATGCGAAGTTTACAAACGAAACTTCTTTTACATGGACCGATTTTAAATAATTTACGTTTTTCTTAGCATCATACATTTCATCAAGTACGTTATAACCCATACTGAGCATTTTTATATCACCGCGTTCGGCTAATATCTCAATATCTTTACCCATTGTGGTAGGTGCAAAATCACCCTCAATTAAAAACCCTTTTGAATCTTCTTCAAAGGTGTCGATACCACCAATCGGTAAACTATCGTGCTTGTGACCCCAAAACAGAATAGGTGCGGTGCCTTTTTGTTTATGGATCTTTATCGACTCAGCATAACAACCATCAAGGGCTACATCCCCTGCTAGATCCTCAACATTTTTGACGTTACCATAAGCGGTAAACTTTCTGGTACCACTGACCGTTTTGATTTGGCAATCCATGTTTAATTTATTCATTTGGTACATCCTCTGGCTTTGGTTCAGGATCACTAGGTTCGTCTTGGTTGTTACCTTGTTGAGCAAGTAATCGATTTTGTTCTTGCAACTTCTCTATATCTGTTAGTCTACCAAACGTAAAGTTGTTTGTATCTATTGCGTGAACATCATCACCTTCAATTCTATCACGACCTAAATCTTCACGCATTTCACCCATGCTAATAGCACCGGTTGAGAACTCTTTTGATAATGCTTCAACTTGAGATAATCTATCACCGCGAGCATATTTCGTAACGTCCATAGACCACTTAAACTTGCCGTCAGCGACAATATTCATTGCAGCTTCAAGTTTGGTTATCAACGGTATTAAAGAGTCTCTAAGGTACGCTCTGTTGTTATCTTCGAGGGTTGTGTACTTAGCGGCTTCAAGTACACCTACTCTATGGGGTGGTACGCGAAATATAGCGCAAATACCTACTTTGCTGAATACTCTCTGTTCGATCAACTCACTGTCTGCAGGAGATAAACCAATACCTAAATACTTTGTTCCGTTTTCTAACAGTGGTGTATTACCTGCATTTTTTGCACCACCGAAACTTTCTTTCCATTGGCCACGCAACCTCTCAACGCTACTTTCTTCTTTAAATACTGAATCTGTGTAGAGTATTCCCCTTGGCATGGCAGAGTTTTGCATCAACGAACCAAGATAAGTTTCTTGCGCTAGACCTACACCTAATGACATTGCATTTGTAGTTATTGGTGATAATCCCTTCAAACCATTTAAACTATTTAGTTTAATGTGAATTATATCATCATCGGCAAACATCATACCTGGTCTACCGTCATTAGTTACGTATGTGTGATAAACATCACCGTTCTGGTTAAACTCAGTTATTACATTTCTTTGATACCGAAAAGGAATTATCTCAGCGACATTACCAAACTGATTGCGAATAGGTAGTGCATAAAAATTACCTAAAGTCTCCATCGAAGTTACATAAAATTCAACAAAGTCTTGCATAGTCATATAATCGTTTGGTTTTACTGCAAATATTTTATGTTCACGCTTGTTTTCGTCAATCCTTACACCATTGCGTTTTAATACGACAGGTATTTGTCCGATTGATTCTGACTTATCACGTATGCAAGAATAAACAACATCATACCCCATCGCACGATCAACAGTGACATTTTCACCAGCAAACGTTTTAGGTCTTATGAGATCCGCAAACTGTTCTTCAAATGCTTTTGACTTTTCCACTTGGTTTGTCAAATCTTTAATCTGCGATTGCAATGCTGTTTTTTCACTTCGCAGCCAATTTGGTATTAGACGCATATCAAACCCCGTTTATCGTATGGATTTTCGTCAACAGGTTTTTGCAATGTAGCGCATGACAATGCAATTATTGTCGCAATTATTGGATCGATTTTATCAGTTTTTGCCGAATCTTTCACGATCTTCATGTTGTTCTGGTCAGTTATTTTTGACATTGCACACTGGGCCGCAAACTCAAATAAAAAGTCATTATAGCGGAAGGTTGACTCTTTAATCAATCCCTCTAATTTTTTAGCCGGTTCTGACATATTTCCTGTACCTTGTGACACTGCAACGACAGGGTATTGTTTCTCTTCCCATTCG